CGCATATCCGCTCCGCATTTGGGACACTTCTTAGCTTCGGCCATCTTGTCTTTTATGCCTTTTCGTAATCCCATATAAATCATGCAGATAGTTTGAAAGCCTCTGTACCGCAAAAGGCAACAGCAAATACCATAAGCCAAAGACCATGAGAAGTATCGCAAACACAGATACCCAGAAGCTCAAGCACCATCCACATGACATCAGCCTTGCCAGCCACCTGCTTTTTATCGAAAGCCAATCCCTCGGCCTGTCAAAAAGCTCAGAATGGAGCAGCGCTTCCGTTATTCCTTCGACTGCTATGATTGCTGTTAATAAAATTATAACTCTCATGCGGCCACCCATGCACATTCACAAGCCGGATGAGTCTCACCATCAATCGACCTAGCCTCATCTATGGTGACCACTTGGCCATTTATATTCTCCAAGCACCACTCGCAAGAATCGGAGCTTGAGACCCCCTCAAGCTTTTTTATCCCCATTTGACTATAGCCCTGAAAAGTCCCCTCGTTAAGAGCCATTCTGGTCTCAGTTTTTGAGATTAACTGGGCTCTATATCGGTGCAACCGCCTCGCATGGACTTCCGCCATCTCTCTAATGACTTTCATGGAGTATTCAGGGCGGTTCAGTATCAGCCATTCCTCATAATTTGCAACAGCAAATACCTGCTTCTCTGTGAGCCCAACCAGAGGCCGAAGCTCTTTTGCTATCGCAGGAATCGACTTGCCCTTCTTCACTCCTTCCACTATATAAGCCTTTATGGCATTCTGAGTCTCGAGTGTTACTTCCGTAACAAGTACAGCCGTATGCTTTTCGGCCCATGCAACAGCATCAACTCCGATCTCATCGAAGCGATCCTGCTTCATTATCTTCCGTTCGATTACCGCCTTGCCGCCCTCTCCGAGTATAGCCAGGATCGTGGGCTTCAGTATCAGCTTGCCAGCCTCTTCTATCTCTTTCCAGTCTGCCAGACTTTTAATATTCTTCGACTTAAGATTCGGCAGGCCATGCTGTATATCCTCAATCATCAACCTCATCCACTCGTTTACTTTCGGGCGCAACTTCCGCTCATTCAACGTAATCATTCGCCGCATATTCTTTGCCGCCTTTGGCTTTCGGCCGAGCTTCTCCAATGATGTGCTGATTGACTTGGATAACAATGAAAGCATAATTAGTTCCTACCCCTCGGAAATATAAGATTCGGTGATACCAGTTGTCCGCTTCGCTGCCTTTCCTGCTTCAGCTTCTTCTCATATTCCGCCTTCTGCTTCTTGAGTTCCTCTTCTGATATTTCTTCTATGTGAGAAATGTTATCCTTAATGATAAGCACAGAACCGCCATCAATCTTCTCAAACCAAGTGGCAAGAACCTTATCAAATTTTAGTAATGTTCCTTCATCCAAAAGCTTTCTATCTCCCTTGACGGCGATTGCCCTATTGGGCTGTTTAAGAAATATTAGTAGTGGCATATTTACTCCTTTTCCTTATATAGAAGTTTTTTCGGAATATCGGCAAGGGTTATTGGCACCGCTTCCGTCCCACCCGTCACGGTGATGGTCTTTGTCCCTGCATTATAAGTTACTGCTACGGCCTTTAATTTCTTTCCACAGAATGGGCAATATTTAATTGGCTGATAATCACAACCGCTATTATCAAAATCTATTCTCCACATTATCTGCCATTTACCATCTTTATCATCAAATGGAGAATGCCCACATGGCTCTTCGCAGATTTTTTTAAATTTATCACAACAATATTCACTCATTACTATTCCTTTTCCCTATATGAAAATAACATTTTAGGGCTGGCAATGACATCATTACCATTTCGCACTAGAATCTGCATATTAGTAATTTTAGCAGAAGGATTTTTCGTTAAATATAAATCAAGCCCTTCCCTTAAATCATGCACATCATTAAATTTCATTTATTTCTCCTTATTTAAAATCTGGAATCCTAGCCTCTCTTTCTCTAAGCCATATCAGAAATTTATCAGCTATCCAGGGATTTCTATCTGCCATTTCATAATATGACAAGCCTTTGGGTAATTTTTCAGCAAGATATTCTTCATATAATTTTCGTAACTCAAGTAAAGTATATGATTTATCTTTCATTATAATTCTTTTAAATAATAGAAAAATCTTAGCTTAGGTTTTCTGATTGAATATGTATGAATACCAATCTTTAACAGCCATAAATTTATAGCCACATAATAACCGAAACACATTCCATGAGGAACACGAATTATTTTAATTATCGGATTATCGAATAACTTATTATATTTAACAATTACATTCAATTCAGCCATTTATTTCTCCTTACTCAGCACCTCATCCACCTTAGCTTTCAGCCCCTCAAGCTCAGCCACCAGAGCCCGCTCACGCTTCTCAACTTCCTCCTCTCCGACTGGGACATAAGCAGATGACACATAATACTGCTTGCCCTCTTCATATTCTTTTTCGCCTCGCTTCCGCCTTATCTCATTCGGAGTCATCGCCCCGATCGAGAATAGTATCTGATCCCTCTTGACTTCTGCATCCTTATCCCTCAGATCGACTTCATTCAGCACAAATTCATAAGTCTTACATTCTAGGCCTTCATGTATAATCTTATTTGTAACAAGGCGGTTGATTGTTTTCTCAAGCGGTTTCACGACAGAACTGATGTATATTTTCGTTGACTCTGGTGCGGTCGAACCTCCAAGCGAGCCTTCTTTAGCAATTCCTATCCGGTATGGCGGCATCTTATATGAAACAAGTACTTCTTCGCTCAGGCTGTTTTTGTACCACTCGAATGAACCCTCTTTCTGAGTCTGTTTCATGTCCAATGGTATCCATTCCATTGTCCCACCTTCAGGCGAGTGCATGACTATCGTTTTGTGTGCATTCTCTGTTCGCTTTATCTCAACATCAAGAAAGTCAGATATCTGTTTCCCAGCATCTTTAGACCATTTTCCGGTGAGATATACTATCGCGGCCGGTACTCCATAGTTCTCAAAGAAGGCCAGGTTGTAATCCCGAACAGCTATTAGTCCGAGAACAGAGCCGACAGATGGAAGTATGTTCGGTGCTCCGTAATAGTCGCTTCCGGAATAGTAGTTCCGGTAGAATATCATCTCATTGGCTTTCTTTTCCGAATCGCTTTCCTTCAGCGGCTTTCCGTCCTCGCTGTTAAAATCCTCTTTCAGCCCGAACCGCTTAAACCACATCTTATCGTTGTTACGTATCTGGCAGTACTTATCATGTGATTCATGCACTCGGATCGTTCTGGCAGGGACATGCCAAATGCCATTGATCTCATTCTTATTGCCTCTGGATGTCTCCCAGCCCCACCAGCCTATGACACCCCAGTCTATGACGCTTCGCTCAAGCGTGTCCTCGAATGTCTCATCCCTATCGCCGCCGGATTCGCTGATGAAGTCCTCTATCTTCTTCTTTTCTGTCTCATTTTCTTTCTTGCCTTCGACTAGCTGCAGAGTCCAGCCCTGGCCTATGACGTCTTTCGCAATCTGTTTAACACAGGCATCGAAATATGAACAGTTATCCTGGAGCTTGAGAAGCGATAATACCTCGAATGGCAGCGGAACAAGCCCATTCTCAGCCAAATACTTTACTTCTCCCAGCTGCTTGCTCTTTACGTCCTTCGATTTCTTGACGCCCTCTGCATCCTTTTTGTCTGTCTTCTGTTTTGTGAACATCTGGTTTGCAGAAAATACGCCTGCCGATGTCACTACCCAGCATTCTTTGTGTTCTTCATTTTCGCTTTCAGGCAACGGGCTTGCCGAGGCCATAGCCGGTTGTTTTTGAGGCGGCAATCCGGATATATAATTTGTCTTTCCTATCCACCAGTTCTTAATTTTTGAGGCTATCTCTTTCATTGTCATTCCTTTAGTTTTATTTTTGGATCCCTTTTAATTCTTATTATAATTGATTCTTTTGTTTCTAATTTTTTCTCCACATATTTCTTAAGCTTATTCCAATCCAAATTTTCAAGCTTAAAACTTGTAAACATTCTATAATATGGGTCGAAATGTTCAGATTCTTTCATTTTCATTCCCTGTGGAGGCTTAGACGGTCTTTGAGAAGACAGCTTAAAATTACGACCTCCCTTCTTTGCTCCTTCTTGAAGTTTTGCGAATATCTTCTTCATTTTTGTTCCTTTAAAAATTCTCTACAGTGCTTAATTTTGTTAATTATATCCCCTATTATATTATTACAATGTATAATAAGTATGCCCCTAGGAACCATATAAACATCACTTTCTATTTTCTGCTTAAGAACCGCAGTCTCCAAAAGCTCATCTTGACAATAAACTATTTGAGATTCAATCATTAATCTATCCATTGTCACTCCTTACACCACCCAGCCTTCCTTCTCTTCTTGAAGCTTCTCTATCTCTGGCTTTGGCTCAGGCTCAGGAGGCAGCTTGAAATCCTTGCCGTATATAAAACGGTTTCTCTTGTGTTCATTGAATCCCAAGGCTGTCAGCCGTTTCCGTAGATCATCTTCCGGGACCGACAGCGAATACGCAAAAGCTCCAAGCGCCGCATGACCATGCTTGGCAATCATCTGCCTAGCCTTCTCGACAAGCGCAATATCATCCAGAATAATAGGGGTTCTCTCTCTCTTCTCCTGGCCTCTGTAGTAGACCTTTCCCGGGCCAAGAGCCTTCAGCCTGTCTTTCATGTGGGTATAAACCGCATAGCGTGAGCCATCGCAACTATGGTCATTATATTCTACCGGCTCATCCAGCACGTTGCCATTCTTATCGACTTTCCATTTGTAGCCGCTAAATTCAGTATTCAAATTCATATTCTCTTCAAGGCTGTACCGCCGGAACCGCTTAACCATATCAATACCATTCTTAACAGATCCTTTTCCTTTGTCCGCAGGCTTTATATTGAAACCCGCCTTGTATATCTCTTCAATCCTCGCCGGCTCAGAGGCATCCGCATATATCTCACGCTGCCTTACTTCCGGAGGCATGGCAGTCTTCATCTTCTCTATCAGCTCATCATTAGTTAAATGCGTCTCGTATATCAATTCTCTGAAATATAATGCCATCGCATCAATATCTATTCCTATTTCTATCAGAGTCGAAGGATTATTGTATCCGAAGTCCATGCCATAGACCGTCTCTTTAACCTCAGGAAATTCTTGTGGTATCTCAGGCCGTCCCCAAATCAAGCCTTTTATTTCAGCATATTCCCCAAGAGCATATATTTTATAATATGATTCATCCTGATTCTTAAGGCCTTCTAATACTTCAATATCAGCCAGTTGAGAAAATGGATTGTCTTTATAAGTCGAGTGTATATAATCATATTCAGTCGATTTTAATTTAGTGTTTATCCATCCGTGTTCATCTGTCGGGTTGCAGGAAAGATACATGCGGTTCGGATTGCCGTCTGTTGTTTTTCTCCGTAGCCGCAACTTGAGAATAATAAAATCTTCCCATGAAAATTCATTGCTTTCTTCCAGCCATTCATAATTGAATTCCGCGCTCTTTATTTTCTCCGGATCGTCAAGTCCTGAGAACTGCATGAAATTGCTTCCATATTCTATCGTGTGAAAGCTCTTATTATGATTCACAAACCTGTATCTGTCATATTCTTTCAATAGGTTTATTATGAGACGGTAGGCTGTCAAACGGTTCGATGGCATCGTCTTTCTTACCACCAGGAACGCCTTGTCCTTCTCCCCGAAGAACTTCTCAATCAGTAGTTGTGCTATCGAATATGATTTGCTACTGTCAGCTCCGCCCACATTCAAAACTACTGGCTTTGCGGCTTCCCGATTTCGTTTATAGACAGAGGTCATTTTTGGAAATGCTTCTCTCATTTCTTTTCCTTAGAATAATCGCTTTCGTTCATCTGCACATATGTAATCTTCAAAGCCTCTCTGTCTTTGCCTGACAATTCTGCGGTCACATTCGATGGAAGCATCTTGAAATACCAGCCATATAAAAGCCCTTGATTATGAAAGTTCTTTTTTGCCCATTTCAAAATTCCCTCATAACCCCCAAGTTCCTTTACAACCTTTTCAATGTTCTCTTTAGCTGTCCTTGTTATCTTATCTTTCGCTCCTTTTGGTCTGCCTGGATTTCCACGTTTGAACTTACCAGACTTATCACGAATAGCCGATTTCTTTACGTTATTTACGGTTTTGCTCATTTCTTCTCATCCATTATCACAATCATGACATTAGAATCAGCTTGATGAAGGGCGTTAAGACTGTTTAGTGTCAACAATTCTTTGGTAGAATCAAACTCTAATGTAATCCTGGTTGCCTTATCGCCCGACACCAAGCTTTTATTATTTATTGCCTTTATCATGGCTGAAAATGCTACTTTCATTTCTTCCCTTTTATATTAAATATTCTATTCGTATTCTCGCTAATCTGCTTTTCAATATTAGTTGTCATCTGTATGCAGTGTTTCTTCTGATTACTCACATCAGTTTTTATGATTTCAATATCGATTTTCATATTACCAACATTTTCATCCGTCTTCTTCACGGTATTCTTGATTTCCCTTAAATCACTCCCATTCCCATTCTGCTTTCTTGTATCTCTAAAAATCTTAAGCCAGCTTCCGATGTTTGAAATTACAAGGACAATTATTCCACCTGTGGTGGCTGTAATTGGATCAATCATTTATTTCTCCTTTTGTTCTAATTCTTCTTTCGCATCTCTCCACCCCCTGTCATAAGCTATCTTATAAATATAATATGGAATCCCTAAAATTTGTGCATGCATTTTTTTGCTTATTGATTTGCCCATTTATTTCTTCTTCACTATCTTTATCTTCTGCTCATCCTTCAAAAAACCATCTAATAAAGCACCGATAGCTTGGCAAAATCGCATCATGCTAACTGAAATAACTGTCATTTCATCAAATGAATACTCAAGCTTTTTAGGAATATACATTTCAAGATTGCCTGTTTTTCCATCAATTTTGAAAACCCAGTCATCTTTATTTATTTTCATTTAATCCTCTTCTAACAGCTTTCTAAGCCTGATAATTTCTGTTTTTAGCTCTTCTACCCACATGATATAACCAGGCGTCACGATTACGTTTCCTTCTATAAATCCTACTATGTCAACATCCGGACCCGGGATGAGGATGTCTTGTGCCGGGTAGAAAGCCGGGTCATACCTGCAATTATTTAGACTTAGGCTTACGACCAAGATTAAGCTCAAGCAGACGAACCAAATCTTGATTTTGTATGGCCTTGACAATTTTCCTTTTCTTACTAGCATTTCTTTCTTTCCTATAAATTTTAAATATCCCTTTCCCCATTTTAATAAGTTCGAGTAATAATTTCACATAATCACGCATAGTTTTCACAAGCTACCAAAATGCTCTGCTATATATAAATCAGCCATTTTATTATGAAGCCACTTGTGATATGGTCTTGAGCAAATCAATAAATTGC